ATGTCCTATATCCAATCTCGTGGTTCATGCTTATTTTATGTTACTCTAAAAACTTTGCAGGAATAGATCACCCCTCGATTTCTTCTTGAGTTGCCTCAAACGCAGATTGAGATTGCAATGTAATTGGCCTTCTAATTCCGCCATCTTCCGCCCAAGCGTTTTGAGCTTCCATTGACATTTCCGGTAATCCTGCCTTGGTTCTAAAATTCTCTTCGTCTATTTTTTGGGGAGTTACCATACCCGCTCTAACGCCAACTCCATAAGTATCAGCTTGCTCTTTTAGATCCCCTAGAATGTCTGACATTTCATTAGAGTCGCTTGCACTTTGATCTTCCTCGTCCTCGTTGCTTGCTGCGCTAGGTTCTGCACCGTTTAAAGCTGCAGGAACAGGCAACCCGGCAGCCTTGAACATTTCAATATCTCTTACCCTTTCTTTAATTATTGTTTCAAGGGATACGCCTAGCCTCTCTTTAACTGCACGCGATAAACTAGTTGCGCCTATCGATAACTCTTTTTCCAAACCAGTTACATCTTTTAATGGATCAACATAGGGAAATGCAGCACCAACGAAATCCCCTTTGGCAAAGTTTGCAAAGTTAGATGCAGGCAGATTAATTTTACCAGTGCGCAATGACCATCCTAGCCAAGCTCTAAATATAGGCTCTTCTTCGTTGGCAATGTTTAGCTGCCTATAAACTTGAGTCAATGCTTGCAAGTTTAACTTTGATTCTCTTAAGCTAGAATAGCTCACTGAGGCATAATCCTGCCCTAGATTTGGATAGCTGACTAATAATCCACTGGAAACGCCTTGCAATACGCCTCGTCTAAAAGATTCATAATTGCTGTTCGGATGCGTTGGCGATAATAAGCTGGCTTTTTCTCCTGGCTCTAATTCAAATTTTCCTCCTGGCGTTAGTTCTTGATCTAAATACTCGTCCCCTTCGTAAGGCGCAGAACTATCTCTTTCAATTGCAACTGTGGCGCATGCGCTTAACCGGGCAGCAATTTGCTCTGCCTCTTCAAACTTTTCTAAATGCCTTAACCCGCTAATAGCTCCAACCATTATTGGCTCACCGTGTGTGGATTCCATTCGCTTTCGATAAAAACGATGAATAATCTCATCTGCAGGAACTCTCGTTCTGTATTTGTTGCCCGACCTAACATGCGATTCTCCCGGATGCTCGCCTAGGATGTGATAGGCCGCTGGTTTATTCCAACCGTTGGGATCGATCTCTTTGCCCATGATTACCTTATTGCCGTTGTCTAATTTGCCGACATTGTAATCTGCATCTAATCGATCAATCTCTAAAACATTTAAAGTAAAGCCCCACTCGTTGCCTTCAAATCCTCTGAGTTTTTGTATAAGCACTCCTCCATCTCTTGCGCATGCCCGCTCGCTTAACGCCTTAAATTCATTATAAGGCATGTCTCCGCTTGCGGTGCAATTTCTTGCCCTTTTCCAATCCTCCCAAGCCTCCTCAATGATTTGTCTAGCTGCCTTGTCTTCTCTACCTGCAGCATTTAACGCATTACTCTGAAAGGTAAATCCAGTTCCTACAATGTTAGATGTCCATTCGTTTAAGAATCTAATTGCATAAGGGTTTGACCGCTCAAGATCGCGGGTCATATTGCGCAACCGTTTAACCCCTCCTCTTAACTCTGTGTGAGCATTTGATAAAGAGGTTGCCCAGCCTTCTTGCAATTGCTCGGAAACAACGGCGCCATATGACCGTTTAGGAGAATTAAAAGGGCGCAGTCTTATCTTGCCCGTCTTTTTGTCGAAACTTATATTCTTAGACATTAATCAACTAAATAAATTCGCGACCGTCTTTGCCGCTTTCCGGTTCTTAATCTTTCGTGGAATCGCCATTCTTTATTAACCCTGGCTTGATAGTAATTGAGCAACCTATGCAGTTCTCCAGCTGGAATTTTTGTAATGTCTTGACCTAAAACAGATATAGATTCTTGAACATCTACAAATCTATCTTCTACGGCTGCCTGTAAAAGCTTAACGCATTTCTCTGCATGGCTTTCTTCTAAAGTTGCTTCAGGGTTTGGCCTTACAACGGTTTCTCCTGTTGAGACAGTTTTTGTTGTAGTATCTTTTGAGACTCGAATTGCCCATATCCATTTTCCCGGTTTTAATGCTGCAGTCTGATCTGCAGTTAAAGTAAAAACGTGATTAGCACCGGAGGCAGTTGCTTCTATTTTAAATGGTTGGCTCCCATTTTTTTGAAAGACGCAAACTGCAACCCAAGATGATGAGGCCGGGTAATCTTGCAAAGTGGTTGTCCACGTTGACGAATCGCCAGCATACAAAGATGAATTTGGAGATGTATCTGCCACAAGATAAAATACTGCATTTTGCCCCAAGGTATAGATCCAAGCAAAAAAACACTTTGCTGGCTTTTAATAATGTGCTAAATTACTACAGCTATAACAAGGGAGGTGGCGCCTCTTTAACACACTATAAAAACGAAAAATGGAAAAACAATACTTAGACGAAAGCGGCGGAACTTATTTTTGCTCTAACTTCTTAGGATATGCCTGTGCCAAAACCCCCTTCGAGGCAATGTCACGGTTAACTTTAACTTATGAGGGCAAAGACCCGAAATTAAGCTCGAAGAAATTTAAGGAAGCAACTCAAGAGATTCAGTTGTGGTATATACCAAACGCCGACGACATGAAACTCGTTGAGAATTATTACCCATCCAAAGGAGATGGCTACGGTATGGCGCCAGGAACACCTGCCGGAGTTTGTTTATATAGCCAATATAATCATCACGCCATTAACGTGCAGCAAAAAGACGTTATGGAGCGCAGGTCAGAACTTACTTATTAAACAAAAACAAACTGACGCCCTGCACTGGTTCATTCCGGTGCAGGGTTTTTTTATGCCTTGGCGACACGCAATAATCTAATTCTAATGCCTCTTACCGTTTTGCTTTTATCAAGTAACCGCCTGCGCTCCATAAAGTTTATAGCTCGCCGGCAGCCGCTATCTGATAACAATGCACGCGACCGGACATCCGCCATCGTTGTGGTAAAATCCGTGCTGCCTTGCTCTGTTGCGATTTCTCTCAGAGCGGTATAAGTAGACAATGTTCCCGGTTGAGCCTCGGGGCTCTTCCTAATTGTTTTACATGCGTCAATATCAATAGTTGCCTTTTTCATAAAGTGTCTAATTGCATTTTTGAGGGTTTTGCCTCCCGGTATTGAACCGCATTATTTAAGCGGCTTAAAAAATCACGTTGCCCCATCTCGGGAATGTTAAGTTGCGCTAGCGATTTTGCAGGAGCATCGGATCTCCAATACTCTGACAATTCATAAAGGGAATTTACATTCATTGGAATTGAAAATCCACCAACTAAACGAGTTCCCCGTCCTTTAAATCTAAAGGCAGACTCGTCAACTAAACCCGCCTCATCGATGTATTCTAAAGCTCTTGCAGTTGCAAAATCTTGTCTCGCTTGAATTAATATGTTTAAATGTATACGTTGCTCCGGCTCCAAATCCAATTCAAGGCTTAATATTTTATCTGCAGAGCTCACCTCTTAAACCCTCCAACAAACCCGGATGACTTTTTAATTCGGCTCCTAGCTTTTGCAGGATGTTTGGACGCTGCCTTTTTGTTCATGTTTTCTTTTATTCGGTCAAACCGGGGATTTATAGCAATGCGAGCTGCCAAGCTGTAGACATAACAATCCAAGGGCTCGTTTCTTCTTGAGGCAGGACAGACATAGCGAGTGAACATTTCCCCGCGAAACATTTCCTCCTTGCCATACTCGCATGTTAACCCATCTAAGAACATGCGAGTGGCAGCCTTGTTAAAATGTATATATCCGGGAGGATATGGATCTCCGGCAGGCGGGGCGGATAAACTTAACCGGGAATAGATAATGTCTTTAGCTTGATTGACGCCCACCGGATAAATTCTTGCCTTAGGGGATGCAGCCAATCGCGGCTTGCCTAAAATGGGCGCATTTATTGTTGGCGACCCTTGAACGGCAGCAACGCCTAAATTCTGTTTAGAGAAAGTAAACGGCAAGACATGTTGATCCCAGTGCCCAGCATCAATAAAAACACGGCTGCCAGGTTCTAACAGCCCAACATAATGACCAGTCGGATGAGGATAACGGCAAGAGGCTAGAAAAGCTTCTAAGCTTTCCCATGTTCCCGGATCGTCCGGTGCGCCATTTATAGTTTCATGTTCAAGAAGCCATGACTCTTTATTTTCGCCCCAGCCCCAAACTGTTAACTCTAAATATCTTTTTTGAACATCAACTCCGGCTGTTAACACTAAAACGCCCTCTGGCAATTCTATCCGCGGATTATAATCTTCTATTCTTTCTAAAAGCTCGGCAGCCTCGGGAGCTTCAATTCGCTCCGGTCTATATGGTTTTGCATCAAATGTATTAACCAGCACATGCCTGGCTCGATCAGGATTGTCTGCCTTTTCGACTGCCTCTTCTTGATTGGCAACAAAGTGCAAATGAGATTTAAAGCCTTTCTGAGTAGGATGAGGGCTCATCATGCCGTTGCCAAAAAAGCCTGCAATGCCTTTAAATTCCTTTGTCGCTCTCCACTCGCCTTTTTGCATCATTGCACGCCTGTCGTCGTCGCTTAAATGCTCGCCGCAAGCTGGGCATTTTAAATAGGCTTTATCAGGCTGCCCTGAAGGATAATGCAAATGCTCACGCTCTAAAACAACATGCTCGCCGCATTTTGAGCAAGGAGTGAACCATTTTCTATAATCGCTTGTCTCCATAAGTTGGGCAATACGGCTTCGCCCTTCTACCGAAGGATAAGAGGCAGCGATTCTAATTGTGTCCGAATACTCCGTTCCTCGTGTCCAAAAGATTTGCAGCTGATCCCCTTCGTCCCTTGCTCCTGAGCTTTCAAGCGCATCGACTTCGTCTGCGAACAATAAGTTCCCTTTGGCTCTTCTCATTTCCCCCGGAGCATTCCCTCCAAAGATATTTATTAGGCCGCCAGGAAATAGTTTGTGAAGAATTGTATTAGACGAATTGCGCCTTCCCCCTCTCACTAACCATTGCAACGATGGAGTTGATTCGAATAATTCTTTTTCCAGCGTTTCCTTTGACCATTTTTCCGCCTGACTGGTTGTAGGATATAACGTTAATATTCGTCTTGGAGCTTCGTCGATTGCATGCCCAATAACATTCATCACACACTCTGTCTTTCCTAGCCTTGAGGCCATCATGAAACAAACCATTTGAACGTCTTTCCTAAAACATGTCTCAATCATTTCACGTTGATAAGGCGCAAAATTAAAACGATACCTTTTACCGCCATCCATGCGCCTAACCGTTTCAGCCCAATCGGCAGCCGGCAAAATTGAGCGATAAGCAAAAACTTGCCGCACATTTTTAACCATTGTTTTCTTGTAACGCTCTAATGCTGTCATTGAAATTTACCCTTTTTAAAGCTGCATATACTTAAAGGCAGAAGGTAATACCCCTTGGCAAAGTTGTTTGCGCGAGTATACAGAGCTTTAATCAAACCCCTCTTCCCATTTGCGCCCATGATCTCTTATTGCAGTAAAGATATCCTCTTTACGGGAATCGTCTAAAGGCGATGCTTTTACGATTGCAGCTATACCCTCAAGCAACCTGTTCTCCGCTTCCATTAACTGGTCAACGTCTGCAAGCTGCCCCTCGATCTTTTCCGCTTGTAACCGCTTTAAACGTGTGTCCTCGATTGCTAAATCTGTTCGGGCTGCCTCAAGGGTTATCTTGTTTTCATGCGCTTGATCTAAAGGCTTTAAGTTAAAAATGTCCTTGGGATTTATGTCTTTTTCTAACCCAAACCGCTTCACTCTTCG